GTTGAATCCATGCTTGTGAGAAGTAACGACCAGTATATGGGTCTACTTGACTAAGTAATGATAATCTATTGGTCATTAACTCAGCATCTTTTAATTCAGAGAAATTATTATCTTTAATAAAGTTATAATGAATATTCTCTTTAAAATGATCCCATTCTTCTGCGGTACAAATACCTTTTAATACGCATTGCACACGTAATGCTTGATTAAAGATATCAGAAAATTTTGCACGTAGTCTATCAACAAACTTGGAGAATTTTAATTCATCTCTGGTAATTTCTGATGAACGACCCAATGAGAAACTTTGGTTTGATTCTAGTCTAGAAATAGGTACACTTAATGCGCCATATAGTTTTCTTTGGAAGTATTTAACATCTTCCAATTCACCTAAGTTTTGTCCACCTGGAAGTGTAGTAATCTCTGTGCCTTTACCACCTTCTCTACGTGGTAACCAGAAGTCTTCCATCATTGATAAGAACTTACGGTCATCTCTTACTTCACCTGTATTGGCATCATATACCAACTTGTTCTTGTACTTAACCATAATGTCTCGCAGATATTGTTCTGCTTTTAACTTAGGTAAATTACCTACGTCAATATAGAATATACGTCTTTCAGGTGCTCTAGATATACGATAGATAACTGTAGCATCTTCAATCATTCTTAATTGATTGAGTGGCTTAATTGCTTTATGTAGATATGATAGTACCACAGCTCTACGTGAATCCATAAGACCAGAAACAACAGCAATAACGGAATCAGTAGTGATACGAACACCGACAGGACCAAAATTAGAAGAAGAACCAGTAGTGACCTTATCATTGAACAAATAGTATTCATTGATTACTTTCATTATCTCTACACCAGTACGCTCATCTTTGGTCTTTTTCATTTCCCGAATCTTGCGTAGTTTTCTTGGGTCTACATAACGGAGTTCTTTAATACCTTCCATAGGTTTTGTTTGGTCTACGATAACATGGTAGTACAATCTACCATCTACATAGTATCTACGGAAAATATCTTGTGCCATATTCTTATAATTGAGTAGACGCATTACTGTTTCAAACTCAGCCTTAATGGCATTCTTAATCTTTTCTGGTTGTTTTAAATCGTCCAGTACGATTTGTAAAATTTTACCGTCATCATCTTGGCAAATAGCTTCGCCTACGATATCATCAATTGCAGACTCAATTTCTGGTTGCATTGACATTTCACGGTAACGGGAGATTAATTCTACGTCATTCTTTGCCGTTCCATCTAGGTCAACATATGTACCATAGTAAGCAGCAGACGTAATAGTTAGTGCGCCATCTTCATTAGCGGGAGGCGTAAAAGATTGCTGGACTTCAGCAGAATCTTCCTGCTTGTTCCTAGCAATCGTGAAGCCAAATAGAGAAAATTTATTAGCGGCCATATTTTTTTAATCCAATTCAAAAAAGCATAATAGAGAGGACCAAAGCCCTCTCTGTAAAATAAAATAAATTAAGTTGTTGTATCTGTTTGCCACCATTGATAAGCAAATGTTACTGCATATTCTTCAATAGTGTCGTTTGAACCCCAATCTAAATCGATTGGTGCCAAATCTAATGGATAAAGTCCAACAAAATCATATACTTTTAACTTGTCGCCAGTTTTTCCGTACTGTGTTACTTGAGCATCAACAGTATAACCTGTCGGAGCACTAGCACCAGTTGCACGAATATTACTAGCATGACTATTGATTCCATTCATCCAAGATTCAATTGACCTACGAATTGTGAAATCTTCATCATTAATAATTTGTAGTGTCCAGTCAGTAAATGTTCTGTTACCTGCAAATTTCAATTCACGTCCAAAATAATAAAGAGGAACAGTACCAATTGTTGAACCTGGTAGTTGTGCTGATTTGGCCATGAATGTGGCTTTTTGACCTGCCGCTACCCCGTTTTCTGCAATTGTTGGGAAGTTTAAAGTTACTTGAAATAGATTGGGACGGGCACCGTCACCAATCATATTCGCTCTAAATTCTGCTACGTTGAATGCCATTGTTTTCTCCTATATCGTTGTATATTTATTAGAATTGTCCAACGATTGTTGTGAAGTCAACACCAGTTCTTACTGCTACGAAATTCAACTGAATGAAGTTGATTGAACGAGCAGGTTTGATGTAAATATCACCAACAAACTGATTAGAATCAATGACCTGTGGAGTATTATTTGTGGTATCACAAACAACACGGAAGTCATAGATGCCACGGCGACCTTGAACATCTCTGAGGAATGGTGTTACCAATCCAACAAACTGTGCTCTTGTCGATTCATCATTAAATTCAAACAATGAATACTTAGCGGCTTGTGAAATTGATTTCTCAAGTATGATAAACAATCTACGAACATTTATACGGTCGAATGCTGACGGTTTTATTTGTAATGTTTTATCACCAAACAATACCGTACCGTTTCCTGGGAATGTCGCAACTGGATTAACACCTAAAGAATAGATAGTATCTCGTTGAGTCTTGTTCGGATTCCATGCCAACTTAACAACATTTTTCAGATTACCACGATTGAAACCAGCAGGTGAGAACCATGGATCTCGAACTGTATCTGTGTATACACATAGTCCAGCTATATCACCATTTAATGGCACCCAACGATATATGTTATTATACTTGTCAAACATATATTTCCAACCAGAATCAGCAACAGCGTAAGAGCTTGAGCGATTTAGGTCATTAGTCCACGTTTGTATTAATGTTGTTTCTGAACCAGATTTATTGATAACAGCTGTTGATGGTGGAGAAACAAAAGCGATACAATCTTTACGTGCATCGGCAATATCAATTACAGCCTGTTGAACTGTATTACTGGCATCGCCTGTCATCAACAATGAAATGTTAATCTCATCCGAATTAGAAAATAAACTATAAGCATTTACTAAATTGCCATCTGTAGGTCCCGTATCATTTCCACCGCTTAATGTAAAAGTTATTGGAACTGTTGCTGTGTTGGAGAATGTCGCAAAGCTTGTGTTGGCAAGAGGTAATCCCCATGTGCTGTTGGTGTTAGCATAATCTGGTGGATCAACAGCGTAGATCCAATTTGAATTATTAAAGATATAATTTTTGTAATAATTTGAATTACCTAAAGGATCCGTACCATTAGAAGCTTTTGATAGATATGGAAATACTTCTAGCACTGTATTTTTAGTACCTGTAACTAGACCTTTGGAATCCACAACAACAACGTGCACTTCATCAAATGAAGAATTAGCAGTATTTGCCTGTGCAGAAGTACCAGGAGCACTAGGAAAATAACTAGCCATATTTAGACCATTGACGTTCCAAGAAGCAGAATAAGATCCATTATCTACTATAGAAATGGTCAGTCCATTACCAAGAGAACCTGGATAACGAGCCATAAAGGGACCATAGCTGTTATTATTATTATTTCCCAAATAGCTATATTGAAAAATATCTTCATTTGCAACCGAAATTGTATTTGTATTAGCCGTTGCATTATTACCGCTTGTCGCACGTACAACCTGTAAGTTATTACCATAAGCTAAAAAAGAAGCAGCTGTAAAGAAAGTGGTTGAATTGGTTGAATTGGAACTTGGATTACCAAATATTTTATTTAAGGTAATTTCAGAATCGACTAGAACTCTTTTGTTTACTGGACCCCATGCGAAGCCCCCTGCAATTGCACCAGCGGTAGTTAAAATTGAGGGAACAACTGTTGTTAAGTCAACCTCAGAATAATTTACGCCTGGAGAGATTTGAAATGCCATTTTATTATCTCCTTGAATATGATGTTATATTGGCAATTAAGATACCATAAAGATATTTATGATAGGTCGTATTTAGAGATTTCTCATTGCATCTCTAATTAGTCCAGAATAAATGTCTGAACCGTCAGCTGCCTCCCATATGTCACCATCAATTAATTCAAAGTCCCGTTCAAGTCCAGTTTCGATAATTGGAGCAGGTAAAAGTTCTTCATCTACCTGATTTATATTTTCCAGCTGAATTTGTTTACGGATATCATGGTTTACAATGTCTTTGAAATACTTTTGACCTGTAGCCCAAGCAAACATAACAAGACCCATCACCATATCATCATTATGTCCGTCATCTGCCTTGAACGAGGTCTTATCTGCCACGAAAGTCGTTAATTCCGAAATCGTGTCAAAGTCATTAATAATTAATTTATTATTTTCAATCAATGTTTTTAAATTGGAACAGCCAATTCTTTTAACGGCGACAGACATTTTGAGACCCATCTGTACACCACGACCAAATCCGGATGACAATTGTTGTGGTTTCTTATTGCCTGTAAATATCTTAAACAGGTTTTCATACTCAAGGTCTTGGTGAATAATGTCCGCCACCGTAGAATTGTTATTAATCTCAACGAGAATATAAGCATCATTGTACTGTCTTGCAGCATTGTATATCACAGTTGGAAATAACATTGGTGATATAGAAGAACTCTTGTACGTAGCCACTTGCTTGTATGGAGTGGTAGAAATGTCTATAATTGAGAAAGCTGAGGAGTCTAAGTTACGACCTTCTGAAACGTCAACCCAGATGGCGTATAAGTGGTCCTTGGTCGTTTCATCGTCACCTTTGATAGGGTATTCGTATATCTTCAACATATCATGTTCAGCCAACGGTGTCTGATATACCAACTCTTGTAGTTTCTTACCAGAAATCAATGTGTTGGAAGAACCCAAGAACTCGGTTTCAAACTCTTGTCTGAACTGGTATTCGGATGTGTTACGAATTGTTTCTTCTTTCCAGGCCTCATCACGACCTGGAACCATAGACCAATGAACCTCAAATGGTGTATAGTTATTGTTCTTGTTGACTGCATCCGTCCAAATCTTATAGAAAAGATTCATACCATTAGGCGTAGATACAATAATAATCTTTGTTTTCGTACCAGCAGTAATCACAGGATAGACTGAGGTAAAGAATTCTGTAGCAATGTTTCCTGGAACGAAAGCGAACTCATCTAGGAATACGATGTTAAACGAACCAGAACGAGCTGCTGAACCTGATGTAGAAGAAGCAATGATAACAGAACCATTCTCAAGTTCTACACGACCTTTGTTCCATTCAACGACACCTTGTTGTAACCACATTGGAAGATTCTCATAAGCCAACTGGAGTTTACCTAGAATACCACGTGCAGTCTCACCACGGTTGGCAAGAACGGCAATAGATTGTGAATCTTGAAACAGAATAGTCCAAAGCAAGAACGCCACAGTGGTGGTAGTTTTACCAACCTGACGAGGACATTTCATAATTGTAAAACGATTATTATAAAACGTCTTAATCATCTCCTCTTGGAAGTCATACATCTTAAATGGTACAACACCGTCATCTAGTGTAATAATCTTAATATATTTTGCAAAGTAGATTGGGTCTTTAGAACACTTGATGTATTCTTCTACTTGTTCTTCAGTAAACTTAACTTGTACACCTACCCGTTTCAGTAGAGGATTGTCACGGTAGGATTCTTTATTTAACTTAGCCATTCTTACTCTTTAGAAGTTTTGAAAGTTCTGATGTTGAACCTATAAAAATGGCTTTGTCAATATTGGTACCAGCAGATTCTTTTTTGATACCTTCTAACTCACGTATTTGTTTTTGTATAGTTAGAAGTTCTTTGTTAGCATCTACCATGTTTTTAAGTAGTGTACCATAAACTTCAAACGCACGAGGATGCTGGCCTGCTTTTGCAATCTCTAAGATTTCTCCCATGGCTTCTTTGCCTTGGTCAATAATACCTTGTAGGTTTTCTTTAGATTGCGCATAGGCATCTGTTAAGTCTTGTTGTAACTCTTGTTCTTTCTCGTTGTCAACTGCTGGCAAAGTTTCTTTTTTCTTTGTCTCAATAGTTATGGGAGTTGTGGGAGTTACGTCAAAGACTTCTGCAATTGATTTTTCAAAATTATTCATAGTAGTATATAGTTAAATTCCGTAAGTACCTTTAACTGCATTGTAATTTTGAGTTACCTCAGCACCAGACAATGCTCTGTTATACACTCGCATCTGATAAAAAACTGGATATAGTGCGGAATCTGAGTTGTTCATTGTATCCGTTGAACCTGTACCGTTATTTAAATGCCTTGCCCCAAAATAAAAATCACCTGTCGCAAAGATTGTTTGATTATTAATAGTAGCAGT